TTTGTTCCTTAAACAAGTTCATAATTTTACGGAGTAGCCCTTCAGCGTCCGCACCTTCACTATCGGCCTTTGTAATTATGGTTGCAGTACCCGCCATGCTGATAGCGGGCAACTTTTCTTTTGCTTCAGCGTATAAAGCGGCATCTTCACACTTAATGCCTACAGCCCATGCACCGGGCTTTTCGGCGCTGAACAGCGGGTCACCTTTGCGCACAATCCAAGACTCGGCTACAAAAGCACCGCCATCGGCCTGATTACTATGACCCTTGTCGATGTTCTGCGCTTTAAGATTTTTCATAAATCCATAAGCGCCTTTTTCAATTTCGCCACATGAGGCTTGATGCCCTTGCAAGTCTGGTTCATCCGGGGCATAGACAATGCCATAAATCATTTGCTTGACATCATCTTTTTTAATGGCCTGAACCTGCACAAGTTCATCTGCGGTTTCACCATCGGCGCTCTTGAAAATGGTTGTGCGGTTGTTTGCACCCTTGCGCACCAAAGATATGAAATTGATTTTTATATCTTTTAAAAACTTTTTAGCCATAATAAAAACCCCCTTAAACTGAAAAATTAAGCTCAATACTATCTTTTATTTGTTCGCCAATTTCAGCGGAAACATATTCGTGTAGAAGCGGGTTGAGAAAATCATATCCCCGGCTTTGCATATCCGCAGCGCCTTCAAGCAAAAACGGTTGTCCTTCGCGGGCGGGCTGATGTACTTCCTTTGCAAATATGAACGCCTTTGCGCCTTTGGGTTTCCATGCCAGCATACGTTTCTTTTTCGGCCTAATAACAATCGCTTTCCGACCATCATGCACCGCGCGGGCATAAGACATATTACTTGAAACGGTTGCTTCACCTTGTCCAGTAAGAACAGCTATAATGCTTTTGCTTAAAAACCCCTTATCCCACGGAACACGCCCCTGAATAGTTGAAAGATCGCGGATTTTCTCTGCGATCTGCAAAACTATTGCATTGATTAAACTCTTGCTATCCATCAAGTGCCTTGCTTAATTTTTCAAGTGCATCAATTACAGGTTCGCCAACATCATCAACAAGCTTCACCTTTTCTGCCGCCTGTTCTTTTTCCTTCTTGGCTTTATCATCCCCAATCATTACAATTTCATAGCCTAGTTCTTCGCGGGATTTTTCAACCGTTAAAACTCCGGCCCCGATCATTGCCGGATAATACTGAGACGGGTTTTCCTGGATGTTGGTATCCATTTCGTTGAACATGACCTCAACGGTACCCATGCCCATTTCAGATAAGGGGCCTTGTAGCTTTGTAGCCCACATGGATTGTCGTGGTGCGATTGATATTTCCTGAAACGTCTTGAGCTGCCCTGTTGCTTCGCCACCACCGCCAAGCGCACCGGCTGTAACGATACCTACAAGCCGGGGGCATACACCATGAGCAGAAACAATATTGTCCCGACAGCGGGCGCGTAGGGTGTCAAAACTGGCATCTTTAGGAACATCCATCCCCAGCTTTTCAAACTTAACCTTCACGTCCGGGGATGAAATCGGAAGGTATAGGGTTTTATGAGCGTTATTCACGCCCTTTATATTTGAGCTTAAAAATGAGGTGACGGCGTCTTGGGTATCCTTATCAAAAGAACCGCCTTCAACTACAATGGCCAAATCTGGTATACCGGAATTAATAAAAAACTTTTGATTATAAAGCATGCTGTAATAGTCAAGCTCAATATCAGAAACAGCACCGCGCCAATCAGGAAGGCCATAATTCACGCACGTTTGAGAATACTGAGCAAATGACATGATATATGACCCGGCTTCCCGCGGTTCGCCGAATTTATATCCCTGCATCGGTATAAGCGCGCCGGATTCGTTATTGGCATAGTAATAAGCGGAATCAGCACCGCGCGGACGGCGGTACACCCTGCGAGACGGCATGAAATAATACTCAACAATTTTCCCGCCCCGGCCCACAACTATTTCAAGGTATCCGTTTCCGGTTGTTTCATAATCAAGGGCAACGCGGGAAATTACTTCAATAAAAGAATCGCCGTGGTCGTTTACAACCTCAAGCCGTTTCATCATGCCCGCGCTGCCGCTGACAATACTCATGCCCAGGCCTACCGAAACATCAGCCTTCAGTCTTAAACACCGAGCATGATAGGCATTATAATCAACAGTGTTTGTGTAGTATTCAATAGCGTCATCGCCCATCGGGGTTCGCGGGCGTTCAAGATAATTGATACCGTTGAACATGGTGGCATCTTGCACGCTCTCCTTAACTATGGAAGCAGCGTAGACAATTTTAGCACCACCAAAAGGTTTTGTGGATTTTTTGGACATTAAGAAGCACCCTCCGGGAAACTAGTCTCCGAAGTACGCAACCGTAATAGTCCTGCACCGGGCATGGTACGGGGGAAGGAAAATTTGACCGCTGTTAACTTTACGTTGTAGTTTTGGTTCTGACAACTTGGCAACATCCTTGTTGCTCCACCATTTCCAAGTTGCTTTCATCTGGTCTTTGTTACCTACTTTGCACGCTTCAAGATGTTTGTCAAGTGATTTTCTAAGTATTGGCACACTTAATATTTTACCGTTCATGCGTCTGCAAATATCTGTAGTTCGATCATCTATGTGCGCCCGGACTTGAATACGCTTCACGTGTGCCTGTTCGTATCCTGAAACACGGCCTATTTCACGGGTCTTTGTAGCGGTATGGTCTGCCAACATGTCCCAGTATGAATCAGATTTTGCAAGGGTGTCATTCAGGGCAGAAGACAAACCTTCGATTAAAGTCTTGCGGGATACGGCCGGGTCCGTAAAGAATGCAGTCAGCGAATCGTTGAGGTTGCCCATCACTTGATCGTTGTAATAGTCTTTAACCCAATACCGTAGGGAATTATTCAGCGCGGCTACTGCCTGCCTGTCTGCTAAACCGAAAGTGAATGTTGCCCCGGCGTGATGTGCTGCCGCTTTACCGCCTGCAATGTAGGCCGACTCGTTCATTGACGCAACTTTCTTATTCACAAGCGCGGAGAAATCCTGACCAAGTTGAATTGAAAGATTTTCCTGTATGGCTTTGATTTGTAGTTTTGTGGCGTTTGGGTGTGCTTCAATTAATCTGATGGTTTCAATGATTGCTTGCCTTGATTCCTTTTCCCATGTCCGGGTCAATATGTTTTTCATCTGAAGCATAGCCCGGTCAAAGCCCGTTGCCTTAATTAAAACCGTCTTTGCTATTGCCGATAACCTGAAATTATTCTTCATAATACTGCCCTCAATTTATTACATGCACTTAGCGCCGCTTATAACGCCGCCTGTTCCTGCAAGCATTTCCTTTATAGCATCCATCATAGGATCAATTTGGTCATCGTTTTTATGTGAATCATCAGCAGTAAAAAATTCAGCCTCAGAAATAAAATCAGAAGTAAAGGCCGCCGTTGCTGGTAAGTAAACGCTTCCAGATTCAATATAACCTAACCCATCACACACGCGAGTATATTTGTCAATGCTTCTTTGAATTGCCCGAACAGGAATACCGCCCTTTTTCTTTATGCTTTGGATAAGCCCGGTCCCGGATGCCTTGTCCTCAATGCAAAGGTTTCTCAGCACGCCGAAGTCGTCAATGTTTTGCGCCTTGCACTTCTGCCAGAAAAAAAGGCACCTACTTTCAAGTTCAGGGGCTTCCCATTTGCCGCGCACCATATCAATCAAATACAGATTGCCATCAGCGCCAAGCCCCCACTCTTCAAAAACACTGTAATCGTTTGCCTCTTTTGCCTTCAGTGCCGTATCACCAAAGATAGAGCGATGTAATATTTTAGGCAATACAGAATAAGTCCTGAACCATTCGCCCTTGATGATATTACCACCACGCACAACCGGCCTCTGCTGAAGCTGCCCCGCTGTAGCCCTTGAACCAAGCGTGCGCTCCAAAGCCTCAACAGCCTCAAGGCTAAATCGTTCAGGGAATAAAAGCTCGCCGTCTTTCTTGCGGGGATCTCCTGCACCGACAACCCACTTGGATTTCCCTGCCTCATAGCGCATCGGAAAGCATACGTGTTGATACCCAAGCTCCAGGGCAACGTCTGAAACGTCCCCTACTGCGAGCCGTTGCATGATAATTGCTATTGCGCTTTCATCGTTGTTGGTTCTACTTGGCAGGGCTTCGCGAAACTCAGTTATATCGCCTTTTAATATAACCTTGCTGTTTGCATCGTGTACGCTGTGCGGATCATCAAGTAAAACCCTATCAGCGCGGGAGCCGGTCATTGAGGTGAAGGCCATTGCCTCGCGAAAGCCGGTATCAGTATTTTCAAATTTTGTCTTAGCGTTTTGATCTCCGGTCAAGGCTATAGGCCAAAGATTTTGATACCAATCAGATTGAATGAGGCGGCGGCATTTTGTATTGTCACGGACTGCAAGCGTCTGATTGTGTGCCGTTCCCATGTAGCGCAAATGGGGTTTGGCTTTCGGCCCCCATTCCCATGCAGGCCAGAAAACACATAGCAATAAACTTTTCATCATGCCGGGCGGCACGTTGATTAATAACCTTTTAATTTCACCACGGGAAACCGCTTCAAGATGCTCACATATAACATCTAAAGCCCATCCCCATTTTAATTCTGCTGATGGTTCTACAACGTGCCATGCCCGGCGCACGAAAGAGGCTAGTGAGCGCGAGCATATTTCTTTGAGGGCTTCCCGCTGGTCATTCCCCGTTAATTGTGGCGTTGATAATTTCATTCAATGCGGCACTTGATAGTTTGGTCATATCAATGTTTGATTTTGGGGACATGCTCCCGTCTGAGCTTTTATGATCCTGCTCGATTTTCTGCGTTGGCTTTCCGAAAGCATACTCCATAAAAAGGGCTTGCTTGCGTGGGTCGCCTGATTGTGACCACTGTAGCAGGATGGCTTCTGCCCTGCCGGTTGCCGTCTCTTTACCGGGGAACTGATGCGCGTCCCCGTTCTTATCGCTGTACGCTTCACCTGCTAATTTGACAGCAAGTTTTCGCACCTCGTCAAAGCCTTTTGGCCTGCCCTTACGGTTAATGCGCTTATCACCCTTAACAAATGGTTTTAAGTTGGCTAAGACGTTGGGATTATTAGACGGCATCTACACTGTTCCTTTGCTGTATTACTGGAGCGTGACGGTTGGCGTTGCACCACCGGGTTTATTGTTTTTGAACACCCGCTAGTTAATATAATGATGATGACGCCCAAACCTGATAACTGTTTTTGTATACTGAGGCCAAACAGCTTCAAGCATTTTTGCTTTTAGTAGATTTTTTGATGGCTTATTACCTTGATAAAGTTCTATTTGATTGCCGCCTTTTTGCTTGCATGCTGTTGATACCTTGTCTG